AGGTGTCCTTGACTCTGGTAGCAAGCGCAAGATTTCGTGGTTGAGTAAAAGCCGTGCTCTACGTGCTGAAGGTATTCGTGACAGTTTTAACTTCAACGGTAGTGTGATCTTTATTACTAACTTGAAGTTTGACAAGATGAAAAGCCAAAAGCTCAAGGATCACTTGGATGCACTACAGAGTCGTTGCCACTATTTGGACCTGACCTTGGACACAATGCGTGACAAGATCTTGCGTATCAAGCAAATTGCCGCAGATGGTGCATTGTTTGAAAACATGGACTTGGACAAAGAAGCCGAAACCGAAGTAATCGAGTTCATGGAAGAACACAAGAACTCCTTACGTGAAGTGAGTTTGCGTATGGCTATCAAGGTAGCACAGTTGCGTAAGAGCTTTGCACTTCGTTGGAAGGACATGGCCCGAGTAACTTGTATGAAGGTAGGTGCCTAATATGGCCTGGCTGGGTGTCTTATTACTGATGGTATTAGGACACCCAGGATGGGCTGTAATACTGGGCATAATGATTTTGTTGGCAGGTTAACAAGGACAAGTAAATGAAAGATAAAATTTTATTTGTTGTACCGTTTATTTTGATTTTGATTATGGCTTGGTTGATGGCCACGTTGGGTTAGCTCCTGGGCAGTAGAGATATTGCCCACTTTACACCGGTACCCCTAAAAAGGTGCCGGTTTTTTTGACTTTTGTTGCCAAGGTAACTATAATATACATAATGAGAACAGCTACAATTATAATTAGAGACGAAGTCAATATCAAAATTGAAGGGCTAGAACTTGATGTACGTAAAGCTCTAGTAAACAAGTTTAAATATGATGTGCCATATGCACGTTACTTGCCGGCAGTTAGGCTAGGACGTTGGGACGGCAAGGTCAGTTACTTCCAGTTAGGAGGTAGCACTTATGTAAACTTGTTACCCGAAATCATTCCCATATTAGAAGAATACAACTACGACATTGAGCTAGACGATCAACGTGAGTACTCAACTGTGTTTGACTTTGAGCCTGTGCAAGAAGATAGTTTTAGTCATATCAAATGGCCCAAGGGTCATCCAGCAGCAGGACAGCCTGTGATGATGCGTGACTATCAGTGTGCCATTGTCAACAACTTTTTAAAGAATCCACAGTGCTTGCAAGAGATTGCCACTGGTGCAGGTAAAACAATTATGACAGCGGCCTTGAGTCAGCGTTGTGAGCCATATGGGCGTACCATTGTTATTGTACCAAACAAAAGTCTAGTGACACAAACAGAAGATGACTATCGCAACATGGGGCTTGATGTGGGTGTGTACTTTGGCGATAGAAAAGAGTGGGGGCGCACACATACTATTTGTACTTGGCAAAGCCTAAACGTATTGCTTAAGAATACCAAAGCAGGCAGCGCCGCAGAAGACTGTACTATCACAGAGTTTATTGAAGATGTAGTGTGTATCATGGTAGACGAAGTACACATGGCCAAAGCAGATGCACTTAAAACATTACTAACAGGCGTAATGAGTCGTATTCCCATACGTTGGGGACTAACAGGAACTGTGCCCAAAGAAATGTTTGAGTTTCAAAGTTTGCACGTCAGCATTGGGCCTGTGATTTCAAGATTGGCTGCAAGTGAGCTACAAGAAATGGGGCACTTGTCAAACTGTCATGTAAACATTGTACAGTTTCAGGACCACGTGGAATACTCAAACTATCAAAGTGAATTAAAGTATTTGCTAGAAGAATCCGGACGCTTGGATGCCATGGCTGAAGTTATTGCTCGGGTAAAAGAAACCGGCAACACATTGGTGTTAGTTGATCGTGTGGCAGCTGGACAAGAGCTGGTCAAGCGACTAGGAGACCGTGCTGTGTTTGTATCAGGTGCTACCAAAGCAAAAGATCGAAAGGAAGAATATGATGAAGTGGCTGATGTCGACGACAAAATCATTGTGGCAACATACGGAGTGGCTGCCGTTGGTATTAATATTCCTCGCATATTCAATCTTGTGCTTGTGGAGCCTGGTAAAAGTTTTGTGCGAGTTATTCAAAGTATAGGACGTGGTATTCGCAAAGCCGAAGACAAAGACTTTGTGCAGATTTGGGATTTAACCAGCACATGTAAGTTTGCCAAACGTCATTTAACCAAACGCAAGCAGTATTATCGAGAAGCCAAGTATCCTTTTACGCAAGAAAAATTAGAATGGATGAAAATTAAATAACATGGCCTATACATTTGCAGAAGCACAAGCACTGTTGGAAACAGTTGGCAATATAGAGCCAGGCAGCATTTTTGTAGAGATTGGCAGTGACCGAGGAGAAGAATCTACTCAGTATCTAGCTGGCCAGGCTCAAACATACAACACAGTGTTGTATACTGTTGACATTGATACCCATGCCCAACGCACCATACAACACCCAAGTGTTCAGTTTTTTATTGAGTCCGGTAGCTCATGGGTCAAAAACACATGGCCGTCTGTGGCCAAAAAAATATCGTTGTTACATTTAGATAACTTTGATTGGATTTGGGACATCAACAATATTCCAGATTGGATCGATCGTCAAATTACAGAATATCGTGAAAAATTTAACATTACAATGACCAACGAAAATTGTCAGCAAGAACACTTAGAGCAATTGATGGGCTTGGTGCCATGGTTAGCTGATGAATGCCTGGTGTTGATGGACGATACATTTTTACACAATGGAGGGTGGACTGGTAAATGCGGCCCTGGAGTTGTGTATCTTAAAACATTGGGATTTAGAGTAGTCAAACTTTTACCAACAAACGGAGTAGTGCTGGCAAGAGGATATAAATCTCTTGCAACCGTTGACACAACCATACAAATACTGTAAAATATACACATGAGAATACTAACATTAGACAACCAAAGTTTTGATCTTGATCATTTGCCCGAAGAAGTAGATGACATGCGTTTTGCTATACTTGACAATAGCACACCTGCAGATCCTGACTATCATTACATTCCCTTGATCTTTTTAGAAAGTTTTAATGCGCCAGCGTTGGTGTTACGCATTGGCAATAACAAAATCAAGATGCCCGTGGACTGGCAAATCCTTATTGGAGAACCCGACTTGGGAGATTTAGAAGTGTTACCGTTGACCTCTATCAACGATCGCGGATTCAAAGCATTTCAGTTCAATCCACTCAGCAGTTTCCGCCCCAGTTTTCCAGACATTGAAATTGTAGACGTGTATCAAGAAGTGTCATGGTATGCTCCCAAACTAAAGAATGGACAGATGTTGTGCGTGCCATTGGATGACAGTGACCGACCCGAGTGTGTGTACTTTGTCAAAGACATTAGCCGCAACTGTGAAATTGTAGACTACAACAAGGCATGGTAATATGGGCACTCTAAAACCTGGAGCAACTTATATCTATGAACGAGCAGATGGTATTATATACGCTCGTGAATTTGGTGCAGATCCCAGCACAAGAGTTGAAATAGGACGCAACTATGATGGACGCACACACAATGGTCGTCCATTGCACGAGCATATTCGAGAAAAACAAATTTGGGAAGATATTCATCGTGCAGCAGAAACCAACCCAGCTTTACAAGAAGCACTAGACCGTGTTAAAATTTTATACGAGTTAAGTAAAAATGAGCGATAAGTTAAACATTCAAAATGAAATGGCAGTGTTTGATCGTAAAGATCGAACGTTCTATGACAGTTTAACTGAAGAAGAACGCAAAAAATTCTCAACATTTTTGATGATACGTTGGGGATCAAGCATACAAGGTTCACGCGAGCTACAAGAGTATTATGTGCAGAGTTGCAATCATTATCTAAACAAACATTTTTTTGCACTTAGTCGGCATCCTAAACTACAGTGGCTCATGGCCACAGCAGTGAGTCCGGGCATGGGCACACATCGACACAACTGGATTGCACCCAAGAAAAAAGAAACCGCTGCAGGGGCCAATGCTGTAAAAAAGCAGTTGGCTGAATTGTTTCCCACCATGAAAGCAGATGAACTAGAAGTCATGGCCTCTATTACTACCAAAAAAGAGCTCGACGCATACATCAAGGCACACGGCAACGACAAATAATGTATCAATGTAAGTATTGCAAAAAAGACTTTGTCAAAGAAACAACCCTGGCGGTTCACGTATGCGAGCCCAAGCGTCGTCATCAAGAGCAAAACGAACGTGGAGTACAACTGGGTTTTCAAGCCTATATCAAATTCTATGAAGTAACACAAGGATCAGCAAAGTTAAAAACATTTGATGACTTTGCTGAGTCAAGTTTTTATCGTGCTTTTGTGAAATTTGGTAGATATTGTGTGGCTATAAAAGCCATCAATCCAGCACGTTTTACTGAATGGTTGATCCGACAAAACAAAAAAATTGACTACTGGTGTAAAGATTCAATCTACACTGAGTATTTGTTAGACTATCTGCGTGTGGAGAATGTCAACGACGCACTGGCCCGTGCCATAGAATTCAGCATAGACTGGGCTGAAAAATCCGGGCATCCAGCACAGGATTGTCTGCGGTATGGCAATTCAAACACCATGGCCTATGCTGTCACAACTGGACGTATCAGTCCTTGGGTGTTGTATAATTCAGAATCAGGGCTAAAGTTTTTGAGTGAACTAGACGCCACACAAGTTGCCATGGTATGGCCCTACATTGATTCAGAAGTGTGGAGCAAGAAATTTGCAGACTACATGGCCGATCAAGAGTATGCAAGAGATATTTTAAAGAAAGCAGGTTGGTAATGGAAACTGTAGTTATTTTATTGGCATTGTTTGGCATCAAACACTTTTTGGCAGACTTCTTGTTGCAGTTCCCTTATATGGTCACAGACAAGGGTCAATACGGCGCACCAGGCGGGCTTGCTCATGCTGGAATTCACGGCATACTGACATTCTTTGTTTTAATTGGATTTGTGCGTCCCGAAGATGCTGTTACAATTGCTCTGTTAGACAGTGCGGTTCATTATCACATTGATTGGGCCAAAACCAATTTGAGTCGTGGACTGACCATTGAAGATCATCGTTTTTGGATTTGGTTTGGCTTGGATCAGACTCTGCACTACTTGACGTATATTGCCATTATAGGTATAATTGTGCTATGAGTGCAGATATTGACATTGACTTTGCTGACAGAGAAAGCATACTAAAACTGATAGACACAGTGCCAGCACGTCAACTGCATCAAGGACAAGTGCGTAGACACAATTCGGGTGTGTATGTCACAGACATTCCCTATGATCCTGTGTACCAGTGTGCGGCCATAGACTATGAAACAGCTGAGCAACGTGGTTACTTTAAAATAGACTTTCTTAACATGACTGTTTACAACCTAGTAAACAGTCCTGAGCATTATGAATTGATGCAGGCACAAGAACCGCCCTGGAGTCGTTTATGGACTGATAGTGCCTGGGCCAGTCAACTGGCACACGTTGGCAACTACACAGGATTGTTGGCCACAATGCGTCCAGATTCAATTCCTAGAATGGCAGCATTTATATCAATTATTCGTCCAGGCAAAGCACATTTACAAAACTGTCCTTGGGCAGAGGTATTTGAATCAGTGTGGGACGGTGATGACAGTCGGGGTTATACCTTCAAAAAAGCCCATGCCATAAGCTATGCGGCTTTGGTTGCACTACACATGAATTTGCTCAATCAACCCGTCGAACCAAGGTAATTGATTTACGCTTGCTTTTCTTTCTAGCAATATCAATCAAACTACAAGCAGGGCCGTGTAAGATCTCTAGATCTTTGTTGACAAAGGTTTTTAAGTAGTCTTTGAATGGGTCCCATTCAGACTTTAGAAAGATGTTAATGGGAATTGATCTATTGCTTTCCCACCACCAAACGTTGGCCAATTCCAAAAATTGACGCTTTAGTTCCATGTCTTGAATACTGCCAAAATCATAGATTGTGGTAATTGCATCGTCTTTGTTTTGAATAATGCCCACGTATTCTGTGGAGGCGTAGACACACAGGGTTATAAAAGGGTACTTGTCAGCAAGTTTTGAGAAGATGTCATTGCCCATAAATATTGTTAGAGGATTCCTATGTATTCGACCACGGCGTATTTATATCAGCAGAAAACCAGAGTATTAATGATTGACACCAGTGGTGCTTACTTTACTATGAGGTACGACCCTGTGTACGCAAAAAAACTAAC